AGTTCATCATACTTTATATCTTTTTCCATTCTCTATCCTCCTAAATTTTCTATATTTTTGTTAAGGCAAGGGTGCATTGGTGGGGTAAAGGCTTTAGATTACCCTTAGCTTTAGCTTGGGTAATGGTTTAGTTCTTTATACTCCCTTTTCCTTTTGTTTTGTTGTTTATTGGTTTTCAATAGTATTTAAATCTTTTAAACTCTCCCAACCAATATAATTATTCCCTAAAATTTTATTACTGTTTTCTACAGAGAGTACTTTTATGTTTTCTAATTTTTTATTTCCAATAAAGTTTTCTAGTGGTATATAATCCCACCATTCACTACCATCATACTCTCCACGTACCAATCTAAATCCTTTACCCTCAATCATTAAATCCTCTGCAACTTTACTAGCACCATACCCATTATCATAATCTGTATCTCGTGATAACTTTTTATATAGTTCTTTACTAATATAACCTTCTTTTGTTCCTACTCTCAACACATCTTCCCATTTTTTACCATTTGTTCTTAATGTTTCAATAGTTTCTTCCCATAAATTCATAATTAATATCTCCTTACTTTTTATTATATATTTTATTAAAACCATCTTCAATTATTTTTATATCCTTATACAATATATCTAATTGGTAAATATCTATATTCCCAGCATTATTTAAAATTAGTTTATTTTTATGTTTATCATATTCTAATACTGCTCTACATAATTTTAAAATAATCTTATCTTTTTCATCTTCAATTATATAGTCTGCATATTGATGTGTTTTATGTAAAATATTTTTAATTTTTGTAATTATAGTTTTATCTTCTCTATATTCATCATTAATATTTTTTATTATCTGTTTAAATTTATCTAAATTTTTAATTTCGATAATAAATTTATTTTCAAAACCTAAAATATGATTATCTTGAATATTTAAAACATCGTTTTGAAAATTTATATAATCTTTAAAAAGTAAACTATAATTATTTATAAAATTAACATATTTAGATTTTTTAAATTCTTCTGTATTATATATAATTAAATCAAATAATATACGGTTATCATCTCTCATATATTCTTTGTATATTATGTTATTACCTTTCAATATTAGTCTAATTGTTTCAAGTAATATACTGTCTTCTTTATTTAAATCTATGAAATTAATAATATTATTAATTTCAATATTAACAACATCAATGAAAAATAATTTTTTATTTTCAATCATTCTTCTAATAACTATCTTATAACCTTCAATACCTACAATATATGTATTTTCTAAGTTGGTTTCATTATATATTGTATAATTTACATAGTTAATATATTTTTTTATTTTCATAAATTTAAATATATAACTATTTAACATTTTAACTATATCTTCTAAGTATTCAAATCCTACATAATCAATTAATCTCTTATCTGATTCGACTTTAAAATTATCATATACTTTCATTAATACATCTGTATTATTCATAATATGTAATGTATTATCAATGTTAATAACACTATAATTAGTGATATACTCTGAATTACATTTTTTTAAAATATTTTCAATTTTATTGTATAAATTTTTATCCATATTAATCATCTCCTTTTATTTATTAAAGATATTCAATAACTTCTATATCCCCATTATAATTTTTTTCTACAATATGTGTATACCAACTATTGTGTATATTATATACATAAGATATAGCAATTAGTTCATTATTAATATCATATACTCCAAATAAAATAATACATTCTTCATAAAATAGTCTGTCATTTTCTAAATTTTTTAATTTATAAGGTAAATATTTCATATCATTATTTTCAACAGCCTTATTAAATCTTTCTGTATCAAAATTATTTGAAAATTTACCATTAAAAGATGTAATTTTTGTTATATCCTTTACATAATCCATTTTATAAAGATTATTTACATAATAAGATTTACTTTTAAAAATTTTCTCATTTAAATCTTTTAATATATCAAAGTCTATATCATTATAATTTAATAATTTTATTTTAGATATAAATATATTATTCTCATCAAATTTCTTTAATTTATACCAACCATAACCATCTATGTTGGTTATCCAATCATCTTCTAATTCTTTTAAGGTATAGTTTTCATAAACATCATCATCTTTATTGAATCCAAATGTAAAATTTATAAAACCTTTATTTTCATTACCTTTTAATGCTTCAAGAGAAGTAATATTTATTGCTACATTTAAACTATCTTCTCTACTTTTAGCAAAATAGTTTGTATCAATTTTACAATTACAATTAACTTTAATACTTTCCATATACTATCACTCCTTTATCTCATCTACAAGAATATTATACTACATTTTCTTATGAAAGTCAACAACTTTTTTAAAAATTTTCAACTATTTTCTACAAGGTTAAATTAAAGAGTGTTAAAAACACTCTTACATTATATATTTATTTTATTTTTCTTGCATTTTAATAAATCTTCTATTATATCAATATTATCCATTAAATTTTCCATAGCATTATTATGTGCTTCTTCATAATTACAAGTTATATTATATAAATATTCTGTTTCTTCATACAACTGATTTTGTAGATATTCAGTTGCTTCTTTATTATTAATATTTAAATTAAATTTTTCTTCTATATTTTCAATAAAATCTTTTAAGAAGTTATAACTTTGCTCATCACTAAAATTAACACCATTTATATTACCTTTAAAATTACTTACCATTTCACATTTCATATTAATCAATCCTTTATTAATTTAAACTTTCAAATACTTCATTATTATTTTCAAATAATTTTCTTTCCTTAAACATTAAAGAAAATGTACCATTTAATAATCTAATAACTTTAAAAGTACTTCCTGTAAAAATAACATTTCTCTCTACATCTGAAAAATCATATACTCTATATGTTTTTTCTCCTGTTATTAACTCTAATCTATTACAAATTTGATTATCTCTATTTGTATCAACTTTTCTAAAATCTTCCCCTCTCATATCATTAAATAAATCCGATACTAAGTCTTTTTCATTTTTCTGTATATAATCTCTTATAATAGATTGAACTTTTTTATTTATCTTACTATTTTTAGATAAATTATCTAATTTATCCCATTCACTTTTTTTTAATGTAATTGTTTTACTTACTGCTCTGTCTTTCATTTATAATCTCTCCTTTTATATTTTTTTATTAATATACTCTCTGTTTATAATAATTATCATTATTTCTATCATAATGTAATAATGTAACAGAAATATTATATGATTTACAAATATTTAATACTGTTATTAGTGCTACTGTCAACCCAGTAACATATAACTCTAATTCTCCATCTTCCATTATTCCTAAATCTCTCATAGATTTAACAGCAATATCATACTGCCAATCCAAGTCTGTTGGATTTATTACAGATGGAAATATAAATTTATTTGTAGGTATTTGATGTCTACCTTCACATAACCCACATTTAATCATTTTTATCATCTCCTTACATAGTATAATTTTCAATATTAAAAGGTGCATATTTAAGGTAGTACCTTAAAAGTTTCTATATACACATCTATTAAGAATTGATTTAATAAACATTAATATTCTAAATTCTTCATAAGCCCTTCTTCCAAGTTTTGGGTAGCCTTTTTCGTTATAAATTCTTTCAATCCCATCTTCTGAAAATATTGTTACTGTAAATTTTTTAAGTTCCAAATCAACATAATCAAGTCTGTTATCTGTTTTTGAATTTCTTACAACAGCAAAATCTTTAATGTTTTTATAATTTTTATAAATATTGTTTATATCCATTTAACATCTATCATAGGTTTTTTTAACCAAAAAGTAAATGCACTATTCTCACTCCCCCATTCATCGTTTTTTTCAATATGACTTTGAAAAGCTCTCCATTTAGTGTTTTTATTATAGTGTATTTTTATTTTAGTTAAAAGGTTTTTCATTCCTTCTAAATCTGTTATTTCATCGTCATTAATTTCAAATCTTATAAAATATGAATCTACATATCCTCCATTTGAAGTACATATATAATATCTAAAATAACTAAAATCTTGTGCAAGATTATTTTCCATAAGTTGTTTTTTGATATTATTTAAAATATCTAAGGCTTCTTCATCCCATTTTCTTTTTTCTTCTATAGTTAGACCTATAAAAGTTTTATAACCTTCTTTATACCAATTATTTTTCATAATTTATCACTCCTTTTATTTCTTATTTATAAAAATATTATACTATAATTTTAGAATTTTGTCAACAACTTTTTTAAATTTTTTCATTGATATACTGTAAATGAAATAACCACAAAACATAAACAGTATATCAATTATTTTTTTATATGCTAATCTCCTCTAGCATTTAGGCATTTCCTTTCATCCTCTATCTACATTGAATAATTTAAGTCATAATGACTAAGGTAATCCATTCCTTAACTTGTATTACAACAGGTAGCCAACCCTATAATACAACAGGCATCCACATTAAAGATATTAGTATAGTTGCCACTCTATGAATAATATCTAATAAATAATTTATTAATCTACCTACCCACATACTTACAAAGGAAATGAAAACTTTTCTGCTTTCTAGGTAGTAAACTATTTATATGTTTCACTTTACCTTTAGTTTCTAATCACTTTCTATCACTACAAGATTATTATAACATAATCTTTTTTAAAAGTCAACAATTTTTTTAAAATATTTCAATTATTTTTTGTTGTAAAGTTTTTTAAGTTTTCTTTTCTCATTTTTGCTTAACTTGTAGTGTAATTTTCCACTTTCTATTTTCCATTTATTAATCAGTTTTATTAATCTAATATATTCAATCTTTTTCAACAAAGGTAAATCATTTTCATTACAGAAGTTTCTAAATACGTCATAATCTTTAAGCCACTCATTATATGCTAAATGTATATATTGAGTTTTATAAGGTACTAAGTCATATATTTCTTTTTCTAAATCCAACCTTTTACCTTTTTGTTGGTGTATCTGTCTTGATAGATTACTATACTTATAACCTGTATAGCAACATTGATATTTGTTTGTGTCATTGTTTAATCTATAGGGAGAAAATCCTAGTAATTTATTGTTATAACCTCTTTCAAGATTATAAATTTTTATGTTGTCATCTTTTTTATGTTTTATTACTTTATGTAACATTCTTCTTTCTATATCTTTTCTTTCTTCTAAGATATTCATTTTTATTTACCTCCATATTTATTATATGATTATTATACTATATGATTTTTTATTTGTCAATAAAAAAGAGATAAAAAATCACTTATTTTTTAAATAATTTACTTATCTCTTCTTTCATTAATTGTTTTTCATCTGTATTTATAGTTTCTTCTTTATTTTTATAGTTGTCTAACTGATTTAACAGTTTAGATAATCTTAAATGTATTATATTGTCTTTCCCAAAGGAATAACATTTTAAATTATTTTTTAAACAATATTCAGCAACATTTCCTGTAGTACTGTTTAAATCAACAATAATATTCTCATCTAATGATTTCATCAGACTATTATTAATTAATTTATCTATAATTTCTTTTGGATAATCTTTGTTATTTGTTTTTATAATTTTATCTGATAGTAAGTTAGTTTGTCTTCTTAAATTTAATTTTCTATCTTTTACTTTTATATTATCTATTGTAAAAAATAATACATAACTAAGATTGTTAAAATATAATTTTTCTTCTTTACTATATTTCCAATCTACTTTATAAGATAATACATTTCTTAATATAAACCCAGCATTTTCCATTTCTTGTATATTTCTACTTAAATCTACAATCTCTGAAAATATGTATATATGTGTAGAGTAATCACATAAATTATATAATATCTCTAAATCTTCTACAAATTTAAAATATTTCATTTTATCTAATAAATTATTTTTATTTATTTTAGGGATATTCAAACTTGATAATATTATGGTAGGTTTTTCGTTAAGATTTCTAAGACACAACAACATATCCCTTAACTCACTATTAAAAATACTAACATTTCTATATGTCTTTATCTTTAAATACCTCCCCACTTTTTAATTTTTGGAGTACCTTACTGGACTTGCACCAGCATAATACAGGTTTGCAATCTGTCGCCTAACTATTCAGCCAAAGGTACAAAATATAGATAGCCTTTTATTGACTATCTATTTGTTTTTTTGAATTGCTAAGAATATTTTTAATCTTAAAAAGTTAGATGTTTTTTTGCCAAAGTTCAAAAGTAGGCAAAAATTTTTATTACAATTAATTACTTAAATTATAAGTAAATATAAACTTTGAAAACTAAGTTATTCTAGTTTCATTCTAAGTTTAACATACATTTTAAAAATTGTCAAGATTTTTACTCAAAAATTTGTTTTATTTTATCATTCATTTTATTTTCAAAGTGTTCAAAATGTATTTCTACACTTCTTATAGCAACTTGATATAGTTCGTGTTCTTCTTGACCGTATTTTGATAAATCTTCTAGTATAACTAACATAAGTTCAAGAGTAACTTTCAACTCTTCATCTAACATATTCATAAATATTTTTAAAGTACTCTTATCAATTAAATCTTTTAATTGCGTGTAAGTAGATTGTTTTTTATCTTCAAATTTATAATCTATCTCACTCTTAATAATATTCCAGTTTTTTTGTAAATTATTTTTTTCAATATATCTAATTATAATTGCTTGTAAAGTCCATCTAATCTTATTTATTCTTAACACTAAATGTTCTTCAAGACCTTTACCTGTTAGCATATTCCTATTCGATTTCTCAAAATATTTCTTTAATTCAATTAACATAAGTGTATTCTCTTTTAGATATGGTATTCCGTATCTCCACATACTTACTAACATACTTGTCATAAATACTACACCGAGTCCGTGATTTTCAATAAAAATAAATAAGTCCTTTGAAAACTGCATAAGTAGTAACCTCTTTTCTATTTATTTCTATTTTTCAGTTTCTTTTAATTTTTTAACTTTCTTAGCTGTTATAAATCTTTCAATCCTTGTAGCAATATCATCGCTGTTAATTAAGTAATCTACTAAAGGTTTTAAAGGTACTGGTGTTACACTTAGAATACCTAATTCAATAAAAGATACAGCCTTTACTAATTTCTCTTTGTTAGTATTTTCTGTTAATTTATTTGCAAATTCTACCCCATAAGGTAAGAGTTCCTTAACTTTAGAATTAACAAAAACCTTACCACCAATGTAAGTAACTCCATAAATAACTACTAAACTAAATAATGTGATTAAAACTTCATTTGTCATAATAAATTTTCCTCCATATTGTATTAAATTTTTAATAATTGCATTGAGTAAATTTCAATGTGAAATAAGGTAACTGTTCGGGATTATTTCTATAATTTCTTAATTCCCTTACCGGTACAAATGTTACAAACAATACACTATTTACTCTACCTGTATAATCTCTTTCAACTCTAGTCAATGCTCTGGGTATATACCCATAATGATATTGTGCTGGTACTCCCTGTTTATACACTATAACTCTATTAAAGTTATTATACCATTCATTTCTAGGTATGCAATTACTGAATCCTAAAACACCTAATACTAAAAATAGTCCAAATACTAATTTTTTCATAAAATCCTCCTAAAATTTATTTATTAAAATATTTTTTAATAGCCAATGCTATTGCTTTTGAATATTCATCTTTTTTCTCTTTACCTACTTTAAAATCATTATCATTGTCAATGAAAAAAGGCTCTATAATTACACAAGGTGCGTCTGTTTTTCTTAACAAATATGCTCCTCTATCTCCATTTTTGATAGGTTTTAATCCTCTATCTGTTAATCCTAAAGTTTGTAGTACTTCATCTTGAATACATTGTGCCAAAACTTGACCCTTTTTACTTGTATTCCAATATAATACTTCTGTTCCGTGTGCATAACCATTATAAGCATTACAATGTAAACTTATCAATAAGTCATAACCTTTTTTATTCAATAAAAACACATTTTCTACTGAATTATAACCACGATTATAAATATCTACATTATAACCATATTTTAACAATTCTTCTTTTACTTTATCTGCTAAATCTGTATTATACCCTAATTCTGTTTCTTTAGTTGTAGGATTAATTGCTCCACAATCATTTCCACCGTGTCCTATAATTACACATACATTTTTACTCATCTATATTTCCTCCTAAATTACTTTATACAATTTCCATAGAATTAATAAGGAAAAGGTGCATTACTTTAAGTAATGCCTTATTTAATATAGTAAATAAATCCTGCTCTAGCCAATAACTCCTTATCTCCTTTAAAGTTATCTCTATAACTTATATCGGCATAGATATTACTTCTACTATAATCCCTTTTATAATCAATAATATTGAAATTCAATTTATTATTATTTTCATAGTTTGAATTGCTTTTTTGATTTTCTAGGGAAATACCTTTATCCATTATTTTATCAACTATTTTTTCAGTACCCTTTTCAATAATTTTATTTACCCCTACAATAGAATTTTCCTTTATATCTTCTACTCTACTGTAGGTTTTGCTAAACCCTCATATTTTTTCTTATTTAACTCTCTTTCAATTTCTCTAGCAATCTGTCTACTGTCAATAAGTTTATCTGCTATACTTTTTAAAGCATTAGGTAAGGCATTTAATACTTTATTTTCAACAGTAACTACTGCTTGGTATAACCTTTCTTCGTTAGGTTTTTCTCCTTTTAAGATATTTCCTAAAGCAATACCCTCTGGGATAAATTTAAGTATTAATTTATTTATTTTACTATTTAAAGCAAATATAAACAGTTTAGCAATACCTTTTGAAATACCTATACCAATAAATCCTAAACTGAAAATACCTAATAATGTTGTAGCATTTTCTGTAATAAATTTTAACATTTTATACCTCCATTAAATTATCTTTAATAAATTTTTCTTTTCTATCCACTCTGTTAAGCCAACCTTTTAAAAAATCTTTTTGAGTTGGGTTATATTTAACAATATTATGATAAAATTGTCTTTGTTTTTCGTGATATACTCTTAAAAAATCATCAACATTAACACTATTCAATGCTTCTAAAGACTGTCTACCAAATATACCATCTACACTTAAATTATATCCTAGTTCATTTAATGCTACTTGTGCTTTCTTAGTAGCCCATCTACCACTATTAACATACCAATCAAGTATAGATAATTTTATTTTATTATCATTAATTTCATTTATTCTAGTTCTTGTATAATATTTATCGTAATATATTTCTTTTGCTTTTTCCTGTGATAGATTTCTCATACTTCCAGTATAACCACATTCCCTAGCACGTTCCTTTGTTATACCCCAAATAGTTTCCCCACCTTTATCGTGCTTGTCGTTAGTATATCCACCTTCAACCATTAAAATATATTTAAAATATAAATCAAATATCTTATCCATAACCTACTCCTTAATTTTCAAAAAATTCATAAACGTTTAATTGTTCTAACTGTTCTAAAGTATATTTATCTAACCCTTGTAATACAGTTTGTTCGATTAATTCAACTTGTTCTATTGTATTAAATAGATTTTCACTAATTTTCTTAATTAAATCTTCTTTAATTTCAATAAAAATTAATTGATTTTTTGAATTTCTTACTCTAATTTTAAATTTATCTTTATCAAGTATCTTTATAAAACTTAAATTATCTATAAATAATCTTCTTGAATAACTATCACTTACAAAAATAACTTTTTCTTTATCAGTACCAATTAAAGTTTCCAATTCAATTTCTTGATTTAAAGCCTTTTCCTTAGCAAACTCTAAACTACTTAAAATATTTTTTTTCAAATAATTCTTTCTTTCGTTTTTCTTAGCTTCTAGTAAAGTACTGTCAAAATTTAATCCACCATTAATATAAACATAACAATCTAAATTATTTAAATCAATTTTATCTTCATCAATTTCAACATATTTATCATAAAATATATTATCACTCTTTACACTATCTTTATAATAATAATTTCTTGGTTTGTTATTTACAATTTCTATAATTAATTTTCTCATAATCAATCCTTTCATTTAAAATACAATTATTTTATTTATTACTATATGTTCGCTATACATCTTATAAAATATACTTATAGTCTTATTCATATCATCAAATACTAATCTATAATAACCATCATTAAAATAAGGGCTAATATATTTATTTGATATAAATATTTTTCCAAATGATACAATAAACACATCAGAATTTCCTTCAATATTTCTAGTACCTCTAACTCTATCTATATTATCATAATTATTTAAACCACCTGTAGATACATAAAAAACTATAAAATTATAATTCTCATTTATTCTATCTCTTAAAAATATAGAATAATCTATTTTAATATCTTCTCTATAACCAAATGTATCATTAGTTACTCTATTTATTGATAAATTACCTTCATATACTATTTCAGGTGTTCTTACAATCTTATTTCCTAATATTAAATTATTTTTATTAAAATAATTAATACCACTAAATTGATTATTCCCATTTAAAGTAGAATAATTACTTAAAGTACTAGATATGTCTGTTTTAAATTCACTTCCATTTAATAATAATTTATCTGTAATTAAATTAATTTTCTTACCTGTAAATCCCATTGAAATTTTATCATTATCCTCAACTATAAATTCTTTATTCCCTAAAGAAAATATATTTGCACTTATTTTATTTAGAGTAGGTAGTGTAGTATTACCTGTAATATTTACATTTCCTGTAAAATTTGTAGTATTATTAAATGTATTCTCTCCAGTAATAGTATTATTAGATTTTAATTTAAAATAATCATTATCAAGATTAGTCCTAAATTTTGAAATTTTATCATCTATATCACTATCTATATCTGTTTTAAAAGTAGTTTTAAAACTATCTATTTTATCATCTACAGTCTTACCTATTTTATTATCAAGATTTAAACCACTTAATTTATTAGTTATTTTTTTATCAATTTCTGAATTAACACTATTTACTACATTTGTTTCAATACCACTAACTTTATTAGTTAAAATATCATTAACTTTATTCTCTATTTCATTTGATTTAACATAACCTGTCAAATCAACTTCTTTTTTACCTTGTAAATCATTTATTTTACCTGTAAGTGTAGATATTTTAGTAGTCAAGTCATTTAAACTAGATGTAAAATCATTACTTGTAACTGAATTTTTTAGATTGCTTTTAATTTCTTTTAATGCTTCTTCTAATTCTGTTTCATCAATATATTTATTTACATCAGTTTCTAAATTATTTAACTTATTTTTTAAATCTTCTATACCTGTATTTAAATTTTTTAATTGAACATCACTAATATTGCCACTACTATTACCCTCAATAATTTCTGTTATTGAATTTAATTGAGATACAATGTTAGTAAAATTAATAGTCTTTAATATTCCATTCTCTTTTAAATTCATATTATCTCCTTATATTTTTATTCCATATAAAATACTCCTTGAAAATGAAAAGCCCTATTTTTTCTATTTACATCAAAATAACCTCCCATACGTATAACACTATATTCCCAATTTGGGTATCTTCTAATAAGCATATTTTCATTTAACCAAATATCACTAAATGTTTCTGATTTTTTATAATGTTTTATTTTAATTGGAACTTTAAACATTTCTACACTACTATTTAACATTTCAAACATACGAATATCATCTCTAAAATAACCACTTATTACACCTAACTTACCTTGAGTAAAAATAATACAATCAACAAGAAAATTAGATATTCTATTATCATAATTTTTTAATTCCTCAAAAGTAAAAAATTTATCTTCTAAAGTTTTTGGGATTGAAAATTCTTTATTATTTATATACAATTTACCATCACTCGACTGCAAATTAATCTTTCTTCCATTACTTCCTACATTAATATTTGTATTATCATCTGATATTATAGAATTATTATTTAATTTATATTGAGTAGAATTAATAGGCTCTGTAAAATTATTAGATTTATTAAGATATGCTACATTAGGTATATTTTCTAAACTATTTGATGTTAAAAATTCCGTATCAACCCCATTTAACTGTATTTGTGTAGTCAAAAAATTAAGTTTCTTTGTGCTTTCTCCTAAAGATATTATATTATTTTCTTCATTAATAAATTTATTTTTTGCAAATATATTTTCATTATTTATTGTATTTATAGTTTCAGTTAAACTATCTTTTAAAATTTTTATATTATTATTTAATATTTTAAAAGTCTGTTCGTTTAATATCTTACCCCATTTATTTCTTTGAGTTTCTATTAAATTATCATCTGTGGAAGGTAAAACTAAATCAGTATCTATTTTATTAACTTTATTTAAATCTATACCCATAAATCAACTCCCATTATCATTCATTGTAATATATTCCACTACTAATAACATCAGGTAAAGAATTTAAATATTGTAAATACTCATAATAATCATCAATATCTATTTTACTTTTACCTTTAAAATTATTAAATCCCATATCCCACGTATCAGAAGAACGGTCTTTATAGTATAATCTTATATTACTAATCTCAAAATCAAATAATATGTCTTTTTCCCTTAAAGTATTTAATGAATTTTCAAGCAAATTCCTATTATCCTTTATCATAATATAACTACTATATAAATTATGGTTTTTATCATAAAATTGTGTATCAAGAAAATTTAATTTTATTAAATAATCATCATCACTATAAGTAGTGTTTAAAACTTTAAAACCATAAGTCTTTTTAATTGGGTCTAAACTAAAACCTTTCTTTAATGGCGGTATTCTCACTTCAACACTTTTAAAATGTTTATTTAAAATCTCATTTAGATTACTTCTAATTATAAAATTAAAATCAAAAGTAATTTTATATAATGTATTTATTGTTTTCAATAAACTAGGTGTAGTTATAACTACCTTACCTCCAGTATAATTTCTTTCTACTTGACTATATACATCTAAAGTCTGTAAAAATACATCTTGTATTTCTTTAAAAGTTAAATAATATATACCACAATTTCTTGCTACTTGACTCCCATTAGGTAAATAATCATTGTTTCTATAAGGAAATCTCAAAACCCCTTTATTAACATTCAAAGGTAGAACTGAATTATTAATTACTTTAGTACCATTATTAAATAATTCAATCATATCTTCTCTATTTACTACTGAAGTATTTATATTATAAATATCTTTACCTTTTAATATTCCACTATTACTCCCATTAGTTCCAGCATTTAATGAAAATTTTATATTATCATCAGACCCTATACTATTTCCTCTTGGTGTTATATAAGCACCTTTAGGGTGCATACCTATTTCAATCTTACTGCCTTTCAGTTCATTTGGTATTAAACTCAAACTTTCTCCACCTTTTATTTTCTCCCCATTAAATAAAAAATCTTTATTTTTACCTACTATATTAATATTCTTTGATATATCCCCTAAAGTAACTGTTTCTCCTTGCATATTTACTAAGTTAGTTCCATCAGAATTATTAATATTAGTTATATTTATTGTATTCTGAAAAGCATTTGTGCCTGTAAATATATTGTTTTCATCTTTTTTAACTAAGGATTGTATATTAATATTAGGTGTATTATTAACATTTCCTGTATTATTAGTATTTTTATTAGTTTTTAACTCTGATACATCATCTTCAATATTTTTAATTTTAGTATTTAAACCTTGTAAATCTGTTATTAAATTATCAATTAAGTTAAAAATAGACTGCTTAATCAACCTAAAATTTTCCTTTATAGTTTTAAATGTTTTATTATTTAATATCCTACCCCAATTATCCATTTCTAATCTTTGTAAACTTGAATTACTGTCATCATTAGGGGTTTCTATAACAACATTTACATTATCTAAATCTTTTTTTAATTGAATATCATTCATATTACATATCCCCCTCTATTGCTAAACATTTAACAGTTATATCACTTTGCTGTTCGTGAAGTCTTATTGGTTGAGTCCATATATTCATATAATGTACTATTAAATTCTCATAACCTCTTTTAAGTTGTATATTTCCTACAGGTCTAAAACCAAAAATACCATTCCAGCCACCTGTATTTATATCCCCACACATTAAATTTTGCATATATTGGTTATTTCCTTCTATCCTATACCTTGCTAATACATTATTTCCTATAAATATATCATATCCACAATTACCTACTAATCCATTATTTTTACTTGTAAATTCCATCATAAAGGAAAAAGCATAAACAGTACCATTATAAAAATGATTTTCAATATGTGGAGCATATTGATTTCCACTCCATCTAATTAACCCATTATCCCAATTACCATTTTGTGCTACAACCATACCAGCCACAACCTTATATTGATTATTTCCTAAAGGGTTTGCATTAAATATATAAGTTCCTTTATTAGCATAACTACCCCACATAAAACTATTCATAGAAGTGAATACTCTTTCATTATTCCAAGCAATATTATGCTGTCTTTCCCTAAGATTTAATATATCTCCATTCCTTGCCTCATATTCTTCCCTTTTTTGATATGTATTTATTTTTAACCACATTTTAATTCTCCGTTTGTTGTATATATAACTGTACTATACCCTCTACATTTAACCAATTTATTGTAAAAGGACTGAAATTACATTTAATAGGTATATCAGAGCCATTATGAACGTAATAATTTGTATCATAGGTATAAAAATTATTCAAAAAGGTAGAATACCCTGCCCTATTTTTATTAGTATTAGGTGTTGCTACAACTAAATTACCTAACACATCACTCCAAAATCTTATCTGACCGTTCCAATTATATGAATACCCTGTTTGATTTATAGCCCAACTAAATCCAAAACCTCTACTATTTACGTGATAACCTAAATGTCTTGTTTCTCCCCTATTCAAAAATATAGAATATCTTGTACCATCAAATTCAGAATAAGTGGAGCAAGCCTGTACCCAGCTTCTGTAAGTGTAATTTCCTAAATCTTCAACTACAGCCCTTAATCCACCTGTAACAATACCGTCTGCCCTAGCACTAGCAACAGAACCTAGTACCATAAAATTCCCTTCAACTATTGGAAAAAAACTATGTAAATCTACTATTTGTCCTGAATGACAATTTACTATTTTACCTTTTTGTACGTTTGCTATCCTTCTCCAACCCATTAATATCCTTTCTATTAAATATAAATTAAAAAATCCACTTCAAATGCTCCCCAAAATGCCTTATATGTATGTATTTCATCGTTGCCCTCTCTTCTCTTATTAACCAGTCTTAATTGTGATACACCAATATTTCTGTTGTAACTTTTACTTATTATTGAACGTATATTACAATACACATAAGCACCGTTCCTACATCTTATATCTATTGTTTGTTCGTGATTTAATGTAACATTATACATTCTTGTAAATGCAAAATATTTTCTAATCGTTACCCAATAACCTCTAGGGAGACCACTCTTGGTATTCAATAGTACCAGCACCTATTATAGTTCTTTTTCCGTTACCCTCAACTATAATCTGTCTATTTGCTGTTACTTTACCATTAAACTCTGTATCACTATTAAATACAGTCTGACTATCTATTTGTAGTTTTTTACCAGCAATCCTTACTCCTTCATTACTCAAATTAATCTGTGCCACTATTTCATTCTTTTTCACTAGATTACTTGTATCTACCTTAGTAACTTGCAAATTAATTTCATTTTTCATTTGAGTAAATCTGCTTTCCATACTATTTTTAAAATCATCTAATTGAGATTTCTGTACTACACCATTACCACTTGAATTACCACCACTAACCATTTCAATACGATTAGCCTTTATTGTCAAGCCATAATATGGGTCATAACTTAAAAATCCTCCGTGTGAGCCATCTCCAATATAAATACTTGAAGTCTTAAATCCTTTATCTTTACTACTACCTTCTGCAATTACATATACAATAATATCTCTTTTTGATATTTGATTTTCTAATTTAGTATTTGCTAACTGTCTTTGAATAACCTGTAGTCTATAAAATTCTGTTCCATTCTTTGTATAACTGAACGGAGATACATACATATATTCTTCCCCAACTCTAACAATCAAATAAGTTTCGTATAATGTATTCTTAAATAAACTAGTACCATACTGTGTACTATGTTCCCCTCTTAATTCTACATCAATTAAAGGGTCATTACTTGTTTCAAGTGAATATAATCTAAATTTATCAACTGGTATTATCTTACCAATAATTTTACCAAGTCTTTCATCAAAAAATTCAATCCTGTCCGCATATTGTTTTATATTTGTATTTTCTTGTTGTATTCCACTATGATTAAATGTTGGGTCTGTTAAAGGATTAAATTTCTCTATCTGTGAAAAATTTAAATCTAATAAATCATATTGCTTATTATATATATTTAATAAAGTATATTCTATTTTTCTACTATTATCAAAAGTAACTGATTTACCTACAATTATAAATAGACTGTTTGTATCTATCCCTGTAACTGTTTCATCACTTACAGTAACTAAATCATATAATTCCAATTCCAATCTTTTTAATGTATTTACTGGTATTACATACTTTGTACTCTCTACATCAGTACCTTTATATGCACTAAATACATAACTTAATAATTTTCTAGTATATTGTTCGTTAAATATAGTTTCAGATATACTAAATTGTTTCTTACCATCATAAATCTTAACACTTTCGCTATCATAATGATAAAAATTATTAGTTTCTTGTACTATGGGATTTAATTTTATATAGTAATTTTGTATATACACAATGTCTTTAACACTTATCTTTGCATATTCAATATTTGTAAATATTGGATTATTAAAGTGTAACAATGTTTCGCCATTCCAACTACTTACAGCGACACATCTTATTTCAATTCCACCTGCTCTCATTTCTTTGAATTTAAGTTTCTCGTGTGCTGTCGCATTAGGTAAAGTTCTTACAGGAAATAGTATATCATTAGGTTCTAAGTATATGTTGGTAGTCTTTTGTGTACTTTTTAATGCAATATCCCCTATTATCTCTCCGTGTCCTGTTTCAAAATATATTTTAGGTAAATCTTTTAAATATACAGTAGGTTTTAAAGTATTTATAAATTTACTTACAACCTCTTTATCTGTATTATCAGGGGTTGTTATTTCTAAATTAAAACCACTATTGTCAAATACATCATAAATAGGTAAACCTTTATCATTTACACCACTTTGACTTAATCTAGTAGCATTTACAAACACATCTAAACCACCTTGTGATTGTTGCCATTCTTTTTCATATAGTAAATGAGTACCACCTACCCATTTTCCAACAATTCTGTCTACACCTTCATATTGTCCTGTATATTCTAAATTTTTTAAGTTTTGTGGACTCCCAAATTGCAATGTTAAAGTTTTATTAAGATTTATATGTTCTGTACCATCATCTTCAAGTACTATTGGACTTACAGGGATTTCAAGATTATTAGTTATAGCACTTTTATTACTTGCGTGTGTTTTACTCAAAGTAAATACAGTAGGTAAATTTCCTTGCACGAAATATAATGTATAATTTCTTTGTCTGCTAAACCCTAAATCGTATAACCATTTACCTTTTCCAAACTCTAATAAACCTGTATCATTCAATACTTCTATAGGTACGAAGGTAACTTTATCTCCTTGTATGTCTACAGGACTACATATAAATTCTAATCCTGTTATAGTATCTTTAATCATACATACAGACGGTTTACCATATACATCTAAACTAACTTTACTTACTACAAAACTATCAATAACATCAAATTCTCTTATAATATAATTTCCAGTTTGTAAGTCTAGTAGTTTTGGTATATTTATATTTTTATTATATTTATAATTATATCCGTGTTCTAAATCATAATAAGGAAATGACCTTTTATATTTTATATTCCCATAATTAAATATTAGTTGACTGTCATCACTTATTGAAATTTCCGTTAAATTTCTTACATCATCTAATACTACATCACTTCTTAAAGATGTATTATCTAATGCTTCGGAAAATACTATTAAATGTCCTTGTGGTGTAAATGAAATCCTTATACCATTTTCACTTAATACACCGATAACATCTTTATATTGTGAGTAATTTCCTAAAGCAATGTTTTGAATAACTGGATATTTATTTTCATCAATAAATTTAAAATATATTTTTTCTTTAGGTACTTCAAGTAATTGACTTAAAAAATCTCTTAAATTAATATCTCTTTTAAATTTCTTCCATTTTAAATCTTTTTCCCAATAACTCCCTAACTGGTCTACAAATTGTAAAGTAATTTGTCGACTATCGCTTAATGTTTTACTAAAACTAACTTTTTTCAAATACCCTCTAAAAGTTAATATTACATTATCATTATACCCTTCAAAAATAAATATTTTGGTTTTATAGAGTGAATAGTTATATTTCCCTATTGCATTTGATAAAGCGTTCCATTTCTTTATATTATCCAAAATTCTAACATAACCACTACCATAACTAACATTAAAAGGATTATTCATAACGTCCATTTTACTGTTATATTGATAATTAGTAACTTTCATAGTAAATTCTTCAACTGAATAAACACCATCTCCAATCAATAAATTAGTAACTGGTGTCTGATTATATCCCCTTACAACTTCTAATTCAGTCTTGTTATCTGTCCTGTTAGTTCTTGAACTAACAACTTTTACAATTTCAGTACCTACTACAAGTAATTGATTAGGCTCTATGTAAGGATAATACCCTTCTATAATTAAATTATTGGAGGAAGTTAAATCAATTAAAAAAGTATCTATATTTAAATCTCTGTTTTGTTTTATATTATTTACATAAATTCTAAAAGTTTCTGTATTACCCCCCTCGTAATATTCTAAACTTTTTTTACCATAAGTTTTTAACAAATTTAATCAACCTCCTTAATTATAATTTAATATTTTATATTATTCAATATGTTGTTTTCAAATTGCATTGTTAAACTTACTTCAAATTCATTTTCATCTTGATAATCAAGACTATCTCCTACAAAAGCAACTTTATAGAAGTTATCCCCAACTTCTGTTTCTATATCTAATACACCATTTAATATAATATTTTCTAATGTTGGTATATCCTTTTTATCCATCTTTATAACATTAATATTTATTATTTTATATACTCCATTATTAAAGGTATATCCAGCACCTGCTAGAGTCCTAACTTTATATGAATTATGTATTTTAGTTGTATATGATAATTTACCTTCAAAAGTTATATTTCTTGTTGTTTCATTTGATATTGTTATTAACATTAAATACCCCCTTTAAATATTACATAATTCATAATATGTATATCCATTATTAAATACTTTAGATATATAACGTATTTCTTTATCGCCACTCACATTATACTCTGTAATATTTAAATCATCACTAAATACTTTATTATAATCTTCATTTGATTTACAATTATTAATTATTAATATCTCTCCATTAATAATATTGTATATAATAAATCTAAATCTAACACCTTGATTTAATATACCTGACAAAGTTAAATTTCCACCACCATACAACCCTTGTCCGTATAAACCACTACCATAACTACCCTTACTTTCTTCTTCTGCTAAATTTCTTATTTTTATAGTCATTTCAGTTCTAAAATTCTTAGGTTTTTTATGTAATGCTTTATTATTCATTAATGGATTTATTTCAAAATTATCATAATTACCTCTCCTATAATCAAATCCATTCATTATATATGAGATGTCAAAATAAGTATCTGCAACATCTTTTATTGGGTCTTGAAAATTAAAAATTGAGTGGTCTATATGCTCTACAACAAACTCTACATCATTAACATTATCTACCTTTTTTGCTAACACTACTTGTATATTATTTAGATATTGATAATCCAATATATTAGCACCTATATTTATCTTCTTTAGAGTACCATCAAATGTAAAATTTTCAAGTTTTCTGCCATTAAATTTCACTTCTAAAACTTCATAATCATTCCCATAAATATCTCTATCTTCAAAAAAATATTCCAATGCTTTTTCTTGACTAAGTAAATCTAATATTTTATAATCTTTATATACATAAATTTTATTATTTTTATCTAAAGGTATCAATAAATCTAAATCATTTTTTCTATCCTGCACTATATAAATTTTTTTATTCTGTTTTAAAACTATATTCTTAAAACTACCATTCAATATAATATTTCTAACATATAAAACATTTTCAAAATTATTTACATATAAATCTTGTGTATTATTTATTTTACTTAAATATATAGTATTCTTTGCAGTATCTAATTCATTAACTACCTGTCTATCCCTATAATCCATTAAATAAAACCTTAAATCCTTTAATGTAGATACACTACTATCTCTTATTTCCATTATAAAATCCTCTCTTGTTTTATATAAATTTAATATATTAAGTGGTAAATTAATACCACCTAATATACTTAATATTTAATTAAAGATTAATTAATAAATCCATTATCTCTTAACATCTGTACTAAAGGTGCAAATAAGTTTTGTGCCAGTATTTCCTTACTCAACTCATCTGCTACAATAGTTCCTGCATTAATATCTGTTGTAAATGTATAATTGTTAGTAACAGACTGACTTGTTCCAGTTTCATATTGTATATTTTCATCTACATAATCAATATCTCTATTAGCAGTAAATAATCTTTGAATAGCACTTAATCTTTCCCTATCACTTTCAATACGTGTAGATAATCCTTTATAACCATTAGCAAGACTTACAATATCACTTATAGAGTTGCTGTCTGTAGCATTTGTTAGAAGTCCATTCATTTTGAAAATATCATTAGCATATTTTTTATTGATAAGATTAGTTGTCATACTTTCCCCTAATTTTTGCCATAAGTTATTTCCAAAATTATTTATAGTTTCTTCCATACTTGCACCAAGCATTGTAGATTTAATACTTTCCATTGAAGTTGTTAAACCATTATTCATATCTTTAATAACATCTGTAATATTTCCACCTAATGCTACCCATCTCTTAGCCAAGTCAATAGTAAATTTCTCTGTTTCTTTTTGTTGTTGTCTAAGCAATGAAGTATTATTTATTAGTGATTGAATAGTACTGTTTACATTAGTAAATTCTCCAGTTCTAGTAACTACATCATAAATTTGGTCTGCTAACCTGTTAAATTCTTCTGTAATTGCCTTAACTGTATTTCTTCCACTACCTACATTCTGAATAAAGGCATTTACTGTACCACTTATAAATTTACTTCCAACATCAAATGTTTTAGCACCATTCATAACATTTTGGTAAATTTGTTGATACATTTCACTCCACATACTCTCATTAACTCTACGATATTCTGTAATATTACCTTTTTCGTCTTTAACTTCTTCTGTTTCAATACCATAATAATTTCCGAATAATCTCTTAGTAGTTTTGCCTTCCTTATCCAATACAGCCTTAATATTTTCATAGAAATTAATAAGTGCCAATGTATCTACTTTCTGTTGTCCTGTTGGCATAGCCTTAGCAGTTTCTTTTAAATTATTTATGATATTGTCAATTTCATTATCACGGCTACGGTCTATCAATAAACCATCTCCTTGTAATGTTCCTTGTCCATTAAAGTATTTGATAAATTCACTTGCTGTTAATTCTCTTGAACTATCTGAAAATCTACGTTGTAAATAATCATTTAATCCATTATCCGAGAATAATCTCATAGAAGTTTTTTGTTTTCTGCCACCTCTTAAATATTTTTTAAATATTTCTTGCTCTGGATTATTATAGTAATACATTTCTCCATAATTTCCCATAGGGTTTATGTTTCCTTGCATACCTAATAATCTTTGTGCCAAAGTAGTATAAGCAAACTCTAAATCTAACCTGTTATTAAATTGTCTACCACCAAACATACTGTCATTTAAGTTATAACTTGATGTAAAGGCTTCGACTGTATCATACTTCTTACTTCCTAAAAGTCCTCCACCTTTTTTCTTTTTACGACCTACTGTACGAGTTTCATAAGCAGTACCACCAATAACATCTTTACCTGTCAATGCAAACCTTACCGAACGAGAAATAGCGTCATTTACTCCAATCTTAGTAGTCCATTTAGCCTGTTCGCTCATAGCACTAGCCATTGTTTTAAGATATTTATTTCTATCTTCTGCAAGCCAAGTTAGTTTTTGTTGTGCTACTAACTGTGCTTTTTGTTGTTCTGCTTGTATCTTAGCCTGTGTACCTCCCAAAAGTCCACCTACAAAACCTAAACCAGTACCTATCAATGCTCCAGTAACACCACCTACACTTGCTCCTTGTGTTGCACCACCTAATGCTCCTTGCAATGCAAACCCAGTCTTACCACCAAACATACCACCTAAAAATGTTGATTGGGTTTTGTAGTCATTATCTACTGTTGCTAATTTATTCTGTAAAATCTGTTCTTCAATTCTTCTACGTTCTTCTGTAGTTTCTGCCATTTGTAAGTTCATTTCAAGTATTTTAGATTGTACTTCTAATGCTTTTTTCTTGTAGTTAAGTTCACGTTTCATCATACCATCAATTACTGTTACAAGTGTTGTTGTATATGCAAAAGGTTTTTGGAACTTTTGTTCCCTTTCCTGTCTTAATGCTTCTTTTTCCTGTTGTTTTTGTTTTTTGTAATCTTCAAAAGTCTTATCTGCTAAATTAGTTTGTATTAATTCTAAAGATTTTTTAGTTTCTTTATACCCATTAGAGATAGCACCTGTATCTTCGTGTCCTTGAGATAAAGTATTTACTTTTTTATCATCACTACTAGAATTTTCTTTAATTTCAACAGTATCTTTAGCATACTGTCTAACAGCAGGGTCGCCATAATCACTAACTTCTGCACTTGCACTCAAATATTTATCATTAATAGTTATAATACCTTGTTGTAAAGCATTATCATAAACCATTAATACATTATTAGCATTAGATATTATATTATCTTTATTACTTAAATTATTAAAATATTCGTTAGTTAAAAATCCACTTTCCTTTAATTTAGATAATCCTCTATTAATCATATTTTGTTTAACTTCGCCATTAGTTGTATTAAGACCGCTTGTATAAAGTAATGGTTTATTACCTACCATATGCTTTTGTTTAATTGCTCTATCCATATCAATAACTTTTATACTATTATCAAGTATATCCATTTTATTTGCATAAGCAGGTAACATATGAGATGAATAAACATTACCAAAACTTATTTCTTTTAGTCCTGCTTTCTTCATTCTATTTACTTCTTCTAACATTCTATATACAACCATTAAAGTATTTTGTTGTGGGTCTTTCCAATTATTAGAATAATCACCTATATTTACTCCAAAATATTCTGATACTTCTTTTGCTTTTTTAGGTGTCCAATAATCTTTCCCTACTTGATATAAACCTTTATAACTACTTTCTACCCATTTTTTATTTTTATTATCATAATGTTTATCAACTTGTAAAGGATTTATACCACTTTCGCTATATGCTTCTGCTATTAACCATTCAACAGGTATACCTGTTTTTTCTGCTATATAGTTAAAAAATGCTTCATTACCTTTTAACCCTTTACCTTTAAAACTAGGCATATCACTAGCATTAAATGATTTAGTGTTTATAGAATTTATATCTATTTTATTTTTTATTGCATTTTCTCCAAATAATTTATTAGATTTTTCTTCAACTTTTGAAAAATTACTTGCACCACTTGAATTAATTTTAGGTGTAGGGTTTTGTGTTTCATATCTAAGTTTTAAGTCTTGAACTTTCTCATCAGATATTCTAGTTATATTTTGTTCCACTTCTTTTTCTGTAAGGTCATATAATATCTTAGAAATTTCTTTACCTTTTTCTTGATATACTATGTCAAATTTACTTTTATCTTTTTGAGATGGTGTATAATATAGTTTACCGATTTCTTCATTATTTACAGAATAAATAAATCCTTTATCATCAGTATCTATACTTAGAATTTGCTTAGGTTGTGCTAGATTACCTCCATTCATACTTTGTGTTGATGAATTTCTAAAATCTTTATTTAAGTTATAAAAATTATTTCTATTATGTCTTAATCTATCATCTTTTAATTTTAAGGTATTAAAGTAATCTTGTTCTGAATAAGAATAATCATAGCCATTATTTCCACTATTTTGTTGACTTGTACCTAATCTGTTTTGCATTGAGTAAAAATCATTTGCTTTATCCTTAGTGTCATTATATTCAATAGTAATTTTTTTACCATTATTAATTTTACTATGTTTTCTAGCATTATAAAATTCTGTTAATTCTGTTTCAGTTATAGTTTTACTGTCATTTGAATAAGGGTTATTCTTTTTAATGTTTTCAAAGTATTGTTCTTGTAACTCATTCCATTTTTTTTCTAGGTTTTTTCTGCTAACTTTGTTAAATCCATTATAATTTATTATTTCTCCATTAGCATTTTTACCATAAAATTTAAAACTATCCCCTTTTTTATTTTTTTCAATATGTAGACTTCCTACTAATTTATCATCTAACATATATTTTATAGTATCTATACCCTCTTTAACTTTAGTAATTTTATTTTTTTCTGTAGATATACTTTTTTGTACTTGATTTCCAACTTTATATATAATACCTGTATTAGTATCTATTTTATAGTTTAGTCCACCTTTTCTTAAATCTTCATACATACTTTCTATCTCATTTACTAACTCTAAATTAGTTTTTTCATTATCATTATTGAATTTTCTTATTTTCTCTATATTATCTCTGCTATTGGATAAATATTTTTGTGTTTCAAGTTTATAATTTTGATTTTCTTTTTCAAAATTATCAATAACTTTAAATCTATTAATGTCAATAGGTGTATGTTGTTCGGTATTTAATGATGATAAACCTCTTTCATTTACAAGATAATTTAATTTATCTTTACCTACTTTATTTACTGAATTACTGTTGTTATTAATTAATTGTTTATCTAAGTTAGTTAATGCTTCATCATAACTACCTTTAATATCTTCCATATACTTAACTTCTTTAGTTATTGAGTCAATTAAATAAACTTTAGTATTTTCTGCGTTTTTTTGTAGTTCAAGTAAATTTACATTTCCTTTATTATCTAATTCAAGTAATGATTCACTACCATCATCTAATGTAAATTTCTTTAAAGTACCATTTTTAAACATATCAATTATTTCTTGACCTTGTTCGATATACTTGGCATTTATGATATTTCCTAAACTATCTACAAATACGTTATCTTGTTCACTCTTACTTAAATCAAATTCCCTAGTCTTATTCAATAATATTGTTCTGTAATCATATTTACCTAAATCTACAACATCTAAATTTCTGCTAGGGTTTTGAGGTCTTTTACTAAAACTTTGACTTATTAAAGTTGTATTATCTTCCTTATCTTGAATACCAAAGAATTTATTAAATCCTTTTCTAATACCTTTATAGTCATCAGATAACATACTGAATAAATAATTTAATGATTCCTTATAGTCAAGACCCTTCCATTCAAAATCTGTACCAAACAATATGCTACTTAACATATCTACAGATTTGTTTGAAAAATGTTTAAACGTTTCTATAAACTTATTATTAGAGTCCTTAAAACTTGTTGTAAGTTTTTGAATAGCATTAATTACTTCATCAAACTTAATATAACCATTTTCAAATTGATTAATTAAATTGACAATAACCTCTTTTTCAGAGTTATCTATAGAATTATCATTTAAAACAGTATCTTTCAAGTTCTTTAAACTTTCACTATCATAAACATTAATATTACTATATTTTTGTAATACAGGATTATTTAAAATCATCTCATTAAAAGCATTTTTGAAATTAACATTTTGAAGTTCCATAAATTCTGAAATACCTTGTGTTAATGTTTTTATGTTTTTAATGTTTTTTAAATCTGCATTATAAAAACTATTTGAGTCAAACCCAGCATATTCTAAAGCACTTCTAGTAAATGGGTCTGATGTAATTAATGTTTTCAGTAATTGTGCATTATCTTCCATAGCCTTCTTACTATTTTCTGCTTTGTATAATGCCATCTGTTTTTTACCGTAAGCACTATCTAAATCTACACCATTATTTAATAATTCTATTTCTTTCATTGTAGTATTCAAGTTTCTTATATTTTCTAAATTAAATATTTTATTACTCAACTCTTTAATACCACTAGATAAATCCTCTATTGATTTATTTAATAGTTTATAGTTTTCTGATTCAAGTTTTTTAGTTTCATTGTTTCTTTCAACCTGTTCCTCTAGCATACGTTTCATAGATAATTCATTATCTAAATTCTGTATCTTTGTAAACATTTCTTGACTTTTATCATTATTTTTAACAATTTCAGTAATTGCCTTATTAATAACTTCCGTTCTTTCTTCCTTACTTAAATTATCAAATGCCAACTTATCTAATCCAAAACTTCTAAATGTAGATTCCCCTAACTTAAACATATTATCTTCTCTTTGTTTAATTTGTTTAAGTAAATCAGAATTATTTGTCATAAAATTATATCTTTTCTCTTGTGAACTTAAATCTAAATTATCAAATTTTTCTAAATAATTTAACATATCAATAGTTTTTTGATTAATGTATACATCTTTTAATGTCTGTTTATTAAAACTATCTATCTTAGCATTATTTACTTGAATATTATGTGTAAACTCATCTAATACATCAGCAAGTTTATTTCTTGTTAAAAAATTGTAATTTCTTTCCCATTCAGTATTTACATCTTCTACTTTCAATCTTAACTCTTCAAAAGAATAATTGATTGATTTAACATTTTCAATAAACTGACTTAACATCTTATCATAACTGTCGTGTGCTGTTTCAAGTCTATTTTTCATATTATCTTCAACATTCTTGATTAAATCCTTTGTAACAGTCATATCTTTATCAGAGTTTTCATCTATAAATTTATTCATACGTTCTTTAAATCTAACAAGTGATTCAACATAATTATCTGACTTATCAAATTCTTCCTTAAAGACTTGAGCCATAAATGTTGCACCTTCTTCATCTTGTTGGGAACGTATCATCTCTTTAAAGTTTTCATTATCAGTAATTTTCTTTAATTCATTTTCAATACCTTTTTCAAAAGTAGGTGTATATTGTTCAGGCATTTCTAAATCTATACTTAAATTTTGAGAGCCATTAAAAGTACCTTTTCCACCTCTTCTACCATTTACTTGGACATCAATATGACCCCCACTAGCATTTTTACTTGGTTTAGCATATTCATTTATAACACTTATATCATAACCATATTTCTTTGCTAAGGCTTTTAATTGATTTACTGTACCATAACTAGAATTTAATCCACCATTAATTACAAAATCAAATTTTATACCATCTAAATGTTTACTATGATATTTTAATTTTGTATGGTATTCATCATTAAATGCTGTAAACTGATTAAAACCTTTAATATTATCTTGTACTATTTTAGCAAAATCATAAGTAGATTGAGTAATTTTTCCACCACCTGTATTTTCTTTAGGGTCTTTCATTCTAAGTCCTCTAGCACCATTTATAACTTTTTTAGTATCTTTTACATATCCACCTGTAATTTGTTGTGGGTTAGTTTTGATTAGGTTTGGTTTAGCTTCTTGTATATTTGCATTTGATGGTTTACCAAAATTTCTTTTTGCTTTTTGCATTATACTATTTACATTTTTTAGATAAGTAGCTGTTTGACTACCACCACTAATTTTACCATCTACATACATACCAGCAATCCTATTTAATGCTTCTTCATCTGTTTTTGATGTTTTATATCCTAAATTTCTAAAAGCACTACCATTCATTTTTAAATCTATATGGTCTTTTATACTTTCATAGACATTATTATAATCTCTAAATCTTGCTTTTCCACCTTCACTAGCATTTTTTATTGACCCTTGACCTTTATAAGTACCTTTAACACCAAATAAATTATTCTTACCACTAGGTGCTTTACCCCAACCACTTTCTTCTGCCCATTGGGAAGCTGTCAACATTGGGTGTGGGTCGCCTAATTTATTTGCAATATTATAGACTTGCCAATATTTAGTCCAATTATCTGCATTAGGATTATAACCTTGTTGAATACCTTGTTTGTATTCTTTAACTGTACTACCACCCTCAATATATAAATCTTCTCCGCCCATAGACATACTATTCATAGTTTCCATCATACTGTTCATAGCATTTACTAAATTTGTACTGATAGCATTTGCACTATCTACAATAGTTTTATTTGTAGCATTTGTATTTGTCTTAGCAACACTATCACTCTTACGTGAATTGTTAGAAGATGTACCCTCTAACTTACGTATAGCGTTAATTTGTCTTTGTGCATTTTCCTTAGCAACTGCAATCTGTCTACGTGCATAATCTAACTGGTCTTTCATTTTCAAGTTTGAATTTTCAAGTTTAAGGTTAGTCATTTCCTGTAAATCGTTCATTCTGTATAAATCACTATCCCCACTTGTTGCTTTTCTAACAGTACCTAATGTACGTTGCTCGAACTCATTTCTTAAAACATCTCCACTTTCAAGAAATTGTGTTTTAAGTTTATTTTCATTTAACCAATATTTAACTACATCAATTTTTAATTGTTTTTCTTGCATAGCAAACTCAAGTTCCTGTTGCTTATATCTTACTTGTTCACTAGCAATACTTGTCATTATACCATAGGCTTCATTAAACTTACTAATATCTATACCATCTACTTTATCTTGTCCGTTCTTTGTTGCTTCCAACATCTTATTTCTCATACGTGATAAAGTACCTAAATTTGATTGAGAAAAATCAGATAGTCCTTGAGATTTTGCAATTTCTCTATATTCTTTATTAGCATTTGCACTTATAATTTGATTTTGCATTTGCATATTTCCAAATTGATTGAAATATTTTCTACGTGCATTTAAACCTTGATAACTCTCCATCATACTTGACCCAGCATTACCAAAAGCCTTACCTACCATATTACCGAATTGTGCCTGTTTTACACCTAGTTCAGAATATAGTTGTGCCACATTTTGAATTGTTGTAAAATTATAATTAGATAATTCTAAATAATGTTTGGCAGATTCTTCTAATTTACTATTATTTTCCAAATCTTCTTTCAGAGCCTGTATTCTTCTATCTGCCATTTCCATTTCTGATTTTTTACCTTCTTTTTCAAACAATCTTCTTTGTTCTTCATCATCTTCAAGTTTTTTCATTAAATCGGCACGTTTAGTATAAATTTCTGCTAAATCAGCACTATATTTTTGTACTCCTTCACTATTATTCTCCCACATCATAGGACTTATAGAATTTATTTTTGATTTATATTCTGAATTTAATTTATCTAACTTACCCTTACTTAAAGTATTCATTACTGGATTATATTTACCACTTACCAACAATTTATCCAGTTGTTCTTCTGAAAAAGCGTCATTATTTAAGATATTACCATCACTATCTTTATATATTTGTCTACCTTTGCTATCTTTTCTATATTCTTCTTTCAATAAGTCTTGAGTAATAACTTGTGGCATTTTAGTTTGTAAACCTATAGCCTTAATATCATTATTATATTTTTGTAATCTGTCTTTAGTATTTTGTAAACTTTCTTTATATATATCTAATTGTTTTAAGTAAAGTTCTTGACCTTCATTTATCTTTTCTTGTAACTGTTTCAGATAATTTACGATTTCCTGTTTTTGCTCTGGTGTAATATGGTTACCTGCTGTAAATTTAGTAACTATTTCATCAAAATTACTCCCATCTCCATTACTATCTTTTTCTACTGACATTATGGTTTTTAATCTCTCATAAGGATTATATTCTTTACCCTTTTCAAAATTAGTACCAAACATATTATTTAAATATTCTACATCATATCTATTAAATAATTCTCTAGCAATAAATTTATTTTTATCTTCCTTACTTATATTTTTAAAATTAGATGTTTCTTTTGATAAATCATTAATTATTTTATTACTATTAGTTTTCAATACTCTTGTATAAACATCATTATAATCCCTACCGACACTATTAACTGTTTGCTTCCAAGTACTAACTTTATCTAAATTTTCTTTTAGAAAAGCACCCTTACCACTAACTTCAAATAAATTATAGTTTTTAGAACTATCTATATTACCTTCTTTATTTAAATTTTTATTTAATTCATCTATTTTCTTTGTAATTATATCATCTAAACTTTCAAAAGCACTTTCTCTAAATTGTTTTAATTTTCTAAAACTTTCCATTAAATCTTCATTTTTAGATATATAACCATCAATAACAGTTTTATAATCATCTACAGTAGAATCTTTGTTATCAATTTTTAATATATTTTCAATATTATTTTCTAAAATTTTTGATTGATTTTCTAACTCTTTCATACTATCAACAGTTTTACCAGCTTCTGCTGTCATCTGTTTTATTTGTTCCATACGTTGATATATTTTTGTTACTGCTGTTAATACCCCTGCTATAACAATTAACCAAGCATTATTCATTAAAAATCCACTAATACTAGACAATACACCTGACATACCTTTTTTAAGACCTTCTAAACTTGAAGCACCTGTCAATCCTAAATTATTTAAATTATTTGTTAAATCACTAACAGAACTACTTGCCACTCTTGTAGTTGTTACAAAATCTTTTAAATTACCTTTACTTTGTATATCTTGTATTAATTTTTCTTTATTTTGACCTAATTTACTTAATCTACTATCATAAAAATATTCTAATTTTTCATTTCCTTTATATTTTTCTTTCTGCATTAATAAGTTATTCTGTATTCTATCAAAACTTGAGTTTACATTTTTAATCGCTTTGTCTTGAATATGTCCTTTAATAGTGTTATAAGTCATACCTAACGTAATTGCTTGTGTTGTTCCTGTTGCTAAAGAAGATAAAGGGATATTATTACTATTCATCATACCTGATATACCTTGTGTTGCTAAATCTAAACCTTTACCTACAACACCTATACCTGTACCTATAACACCTGTAGTATACATATTTTTACCAATGTTTGCTAAATTATTTTTTATTCTGTCTAATGAAGAAGCCCAGTTATCTAATGCTTGTTTCTGTTTATCTGCTAAATTTTTACCTTTAGACATATTATCAATAAATGTACTTAAATCTCCATTTATCTTACTAAATACAGATACAACAGATGATGAGTGTCTTTCTGTTACCATTTTCTTTAATGTAGTAAATGATATTTCCCCTTTAGCAACTAACATACTTAAACCATTTAATGCTTTTTCGACATCTCCAGTTTGCCATAATTCTGATAACTCTTTTGCACTAGAAAATCCAGCCTTATCTAAAGTCTGTTTGTCTACTTTCATTAAATCTTTGTCAAGCATTTTACCAGCAACACCATCTACTTCCATTAACTTAGTAAATAGATTTCTTATAACTGTACCAGCCTGTTCCCCTGTCTTACCTTGTTGTCTTAATTCTCCTACAAAACTTTGTTCTATACTAATTAACTGTTCTTTATAATCTTCTATTGATTGATTTTTTAAACTACCTCGATTTTCAGCACTATCTACCATTGAATTTAATATAGGATTAGTCTGTTTACCAGCATTTGCTATATCTTGTAAATCTAATGCTGTATTGTCTAGTATGTTATATATTCTATTTTTAACTCTATCAATTCTGTCATCTGACATATCCATATCTAATGCTAGAAATTTACCATTTAAGATATTTACTGCTGTTGTTAAATCTTCAAATGATGTAGTCGCCAATTGACTTGCTGTATCAACTATTTTAATTGATTGTTCATAATCTCTACCAGTTTTAATAACTTCTCTTAAATTCATTGCATATTCATTTGTATCAATACCTGTAGAGCCTGTCTTAGATAATAATTTAGTTTTCTGATTATCTACTGCTCCCCTATATTCAATATTTCCAGATACACCTAATGAAGTAACATTTCTTTCAAAATCTTTTGCACCATTAAATCCACCAATATTACCTAAATAATTTAAAACTTCTCTAGTAAAGAATATAGTACTTGCACCTGTTCTTATTCTATCCAAATATTCTTCTTTATTTAAAGAATTTTGTTTTTTTTGTTCGTTATAAGCGTCGTAAGTTAATTCGTACTCTGTTTTTTTATCAAAATATTCTTTATTACCTCTATATTTATCTCTATTAAATTTACCATACATTTTTTCTAATTCTTTTGATGGTTTATAATCCTTATGTCTATCTCTCTCAAATAATTCTGCTTGATTTTTTACACCCTCTAAAACTTTTCTAAGGTCATTAATTGAATTTACTAAAGTTAAATCTGATTTTTTTAAACCTATACTTTCAAACTTACCTTCAATTTCAAAAATTTCATTTTTAATAGATTGAGTTTTACCTTTATTCATAGAAGATTTTACTTTAGGAAAATTTATAAAATCATTATTTCCTACTTGTTTTGAAATATTATTAAATAATTCTTTCGCTAACTTATTAAAATTATCTTCTCCTTCGGTTTTTTTAGAAATTTCCTGTAGTTTTTTAGAAATACCGTTACTTAATATTGAGTTAAAATTATTATCAGATAATTTATTAATACTTTCCTTAGTTAGACCCTCAAACATTTTCATAGTATCTTTTAAAACTCTTACATTTTCATCTGTAAGTTTTCTAAAGTAATCTGTTGTATTTAGATTTCTTTTATTTGAGTAATCTTTATTGTATGCTTTAGCATTTGTTCTTAATTCATTATTAATTCTATCTAATTCAGTATCATTCTCATAATATTGTCTTCTACCACTACCATCTCTACCTGTACTACCTGTATTTGATGTAGGTTTTCTTTTTTCACTTTGTGTACTTTTATATACATCTACTAAATTTTTTATTTGTTGTGTTAAATCTATTATAGTACTTTTTAAATCGCCTTTTTCCTTACCACTATCTTTACCATTAGATTTATTTTTACCATTATCTATATCTTTATATATTTCTTTAATATCTTCTAATTCTTTTTTTAATCTTATTGCATTTTTTAGCATAATATAAAATACGTTTGAAGTATCTTCCGTAGCATTTAAAGTATTAATACCTTCTTCAAGTAAAGTTAATGTATCAAGCAATTTATCTAAATTATCTTCACTTACAAATCCTAAATTTAAACCTAAATCCAAATTTTCCAATTTAATTCACTCCTTATATCTTAAAATATAGATGACTTAGCCATTACAGGTAACATCATTTTCATTTTATTTGCATTTAACATTGTTTCCTTATGTTCAAAAGAAATACGTAATTTTATTTCCCTATAAGAAAACTCATCAAACGATTTACCTACATTTTCTTTAAATATTGGTTGACCGCTAACAATACTTGTTTTAAGCATTACTAAAAAATAATCCCCAAAATTTATACTTTTATCATCATCAAAATTCATAATATCATCTATTATATCATTAAACTCTGATATGATTTCATTCTGTATTTCTTTTATTTTATTATATATTTTTATTAATTCTACTTGTATCTCTTTTTCAACTAAACTTTTCTCTGTAATATAAACTTTCAGATTATATATTACTTCTTTTTCTAATTTATCTAATTCTTTATCTATATAATATCTATTTTTTATTTCATCTTCTGTATATTTATCTTCTATTTCTTTTACTTTACTCTTATAATAATCATCATCTAATATATCAAATGCTTTCCATTCAATATAGTTAAATATAGTATCTACTAATATATTATTTCCTTCTTCTAATAATATACTCGATATTATAGGTATCTCACTACCCCTTACTTTAAAATCCCCTCTTACATCTCTATACTTTATATCTTCTAATCTAATTAGTATCGGTATCTCTTCTCCTAATAAAGAAAAAGATATAACTGTACGATAATTAATATCCAACAAGGTTATATCTTTTAGTTCACTTTTTTTTAAATTTAAAAGGGAAGTTTTAACCTTATTATTTTGGTTGTTCTCCTTTTTCATCTTCTACTTCCTCAACTACTTTTTCAGCTTCAATTATAGTTTCTTTTTTGTTTTTATTCTTTTTATCTTTATTAACATCTTCAACTTCTATTGTTTCAGTTTTTTCAATGTTTTCAGATAATTCTTTTAATTTCTTTTCAGATTTTCTCATTTCAATCCAGTTATTTATTTCTTCTTCTGTACTCATACCTAAGTTATAGGCTTCTAATCTATATTTTTCATCTTCTACATTAGTTCCTTGCTTTAATGCTCTGATATGTACTAAAAATTCATTTATAACTTCATAAGATAATAAATTTGCTTCAAAAAGAATTTCAGTAACTTTATAATAATCTTCTTTACCTATTAATTCTCCATTGTATTTTTCTTTAATTAAATTCTCAAAAGTAGAATTTATTAAATCTAAAAAAGTTGTACCATCTTTCTCATCTAAAACATAATCTAAATCTAAATGTGCTATTACTGTAATACCTTCAAGCATTGTTTCTCTATCTGTCTTAGCAATAATTAAATCATTTTCGTCATAGATTTTTACATAAGAAATATCTTTTGTACCATACCCTTCACTATTCATTATTATATCTCTATATTCTGCTTTTATTTGAGATAATTTTTGTAGTTTAGTGGGTACTAATTTATCTTCAACTAACCTTGTTTTGTATTTATAATCTGATAAGTTCAATATTCTTTTATATTCCCTATCATTCTTTAATTTAATTGGATAATCAACTTTACCATTTAAATATTCTATTGTAATTATACCTGTTTTTACTTGATTTTTAAGTCCATTTAAATTTAATTTTAATTTTTTAGCCATTCTTAATTAATCTCCTTTATTATACATATCTACATATTTTTAATAAAGGGTAGGGTTTTTAAAACCTACCCCATACTATATAATTTCTATAAATCTTCCGAATTAAATCTCTTAAAGTCTGATGTTAATTCATCAAAATCATTTACTTTCAATGCGAAAATTTCTTTAGCATTAGCACTTGTTGTTGCGATTTCAGAGTCTAAATTCCATCTAGTTAAAAATGCCTCAGGTTTAGTACAATCATACTTACCTATAACATAAAATTCAGGCGATTTCTTAACTACTCCAGTACCTGCTTGACACAATCCTTGAGTAGCCCCTGTTGTAGCCCCTGTATCTCCTTTTTGTAAGTAGAATATTGTACCAACTTCCAATGGTGTTGTACTTGTTTTATCTGCTTGGTTTACAATATACATTACTTTACCAGTAACATCATCATAAGCCAACCAAGTTTCATTAGCCTTAGCTTCACTAGGTACTGCACTTAATCCAGTTTTAGCAACTACACCATCAACTTTAATAAATTTAGCACCTTCTTTTTTACCACCAGCAATGAAAAAGTCTTCTGCTTCTATAACATCTGCACTAATACCCATATTAGTAGTAACTTTAATTACATCTCCACTCATATCGGTATTAATTTGTGAGAATGATACAAGAGGGTATCTCATAACTCTTGTTTCCCCAGTACCTGCACCAATAAATACTTCAAGACACATACCAATACTTGAGATATTTACAGTTGCCAATAATGAGTTTTGCATTGTTTTAGCATTACCTTCCCCATCTAATGCTATACCATCTTTAACAAAGGCATTTTCCCAGTAAAATAAGTTTTTCCAATGTCTATTAGTCATCTTATTACCAAGCATTTTAGCATTTAAGTTAATGTTTCCAGCATTTCCTAAAACTCTCCATTTTTTACCACCTACTGTAAACATCGTACCTTGCAATATTGCAATTAAACTATCTCTTGATAATCTTTCATCTAATTCTTGTTTACCGTTTCTTACATACATAAAATCTTCTTGGAACGTAAATGTGATTGATTGTTCTTCAACTTGTTCTTGTCCTTGAGTTTTAGAAATAAAATCCCCCTGCATATTAAATGCGTTGTTGTATTGGTATTTTCTACTGAATAAAGGGTCAGTAGGCAAGTTTGACAAAGGGTCTATTGTTTTATTTTCAATAGAAAATAATTCTATATTTTTACTTGCCATTTCCATTGCTAAAAAAGTCAATCTTACTCTAGCATTACCATTATTAACTAATTTTGCCATTAATTTTTCTCCTTATAATTTAAATTCTTGTATTGTTATTATAGAAATGTGAAAATCTTAAAATTATATAACCAACCCTATCATTTTCATTTTTAACTCCACACCTATATCTAGGCTTATTAACAGTAAATATATCTAAATTTTTTTCATTAAAAGTTATATTAAAACTTTGTTCGCTAAATATTCTAATTAACTCTTCATAAAAAAATTCAAATTCTTTATGTGTAATAATATAATCATTACTACCTACAAATATATTTACATCATAATATGTGTTGTTATATTTATCTGATATGGTTTCCGTTTCAACCCTAACATTATCAACATCTACAATAATATATATTTTATTTTCCTGCTTATCCACATTATCAGTAACTATATCTCCTAATGCTAATAAATAAATATCATCTTTATCTTCTATTTTTATTTTATTATCTTCAAATACTTTAACATCTATTTCATTATTATAATTTACAAATATTTTTTTATTTGAGAGTGGAAATTGTAAATTATTAACATTAATAACTGTTATAGTACTATTTTCTTCATCTATACTATCAATATTAAAAATATTATTAGTAGTATTTGTAGGGATATTATATTTATTATCTTGTATGATATATTTATCTTTAAATGTTTCAAAACATTCATTTTCAAATAATTTATTAAGTTTATTTTTTATATGATTTTCTATTAACTTTTTAAATTTTAAATCTGTCATATCTTATTTTCCTTTTTGAATATACTCTTTTAATCGCTTAGTATATTGCTGTAAACAGTTTTTTATAGGTGCTAATTCACTATTTCTACCACCCATAACTACATAATCTATTTCATTCAACAACTTATCTACATAAAATTCAACATAATCATCTCCTAGAATACCTTTATATTGACTTCTACGTTCAGATAATTTTGCATTTATTTCTTTAGGATAATTTCCCTCTCTTGCAATAATTTTATTTTCACTTTTCCAAACTTCATCTGTACTAGACACTCTAATACCAAAACTACCATAACTAACATTTATTGTATCACTTTCTTCCATACTATTTTGAAAAATATAATTTTTCCATATATCATAATTAGGTACTGGGATTATTTTAGTCAAAACATTACTAATTCTATTAATTGCTTGTACCCAAAGTTTTCTTGTATGTCCTGTATCAATATTAGTTTCAAGTGCCATAAAATATAAAATTATTGCATAAAGACTATTAACTTCATTTTCTGCTATCTGATAACAAAAATTCGTATCTTTCAAGTTTATTAATCTTTGCTTTAATTCGGATATTTTCATTCTAAATACCTTTTACCTACCTATACTTAATGAGAGCCTATAAAGGCTCTCTACCACAAAAAATATTTAATTTTTAAATTTTGTTAATTCCATAATTAAAAAATCTCTAGTTTGATTATTTATCTCGTACTTATTAACGTTGTAACGTAAACCATCTAAAATTACTGTTTTAATATTTCCGTATGTAATTTTTATAGATTTAGTTTTAATATCTTTACATTCTTGAAGTTCACTAACCCTAAACTTAATATAAACTTTATTTACATCGAATAAATCACTCGTTACGACAACATTATTATCTTGATATTTTGATATTATACAATGTGCTAAAAATTGATTTTTTTTATCATCTTCTAATACAACTTTTAACTTTGTATGAAATCTATCATATAAAAGTTCTTGACCGTAAGTATGTAATTTTTTAAATAATTTAATATCCATAAAATTTACTCGTCAACTTACTTTGATGTTTTTTTAGTTCACAACAAGATAATTTCATTTTTTCTAATCTACTGTTATCTTCTAATAAGTCATTCTTATAACTTCTTAGAGTTTCCATTACATCTTTAATATTTTGTGTTTCCACACTATCAGTACTGTTCTGCATACGTTTAAATTCAGAATTTTCTATCAAACTTTTCAATTTTTCATCTATCTGCCCTATTACAATATTATTTTCTAATATTTTTTTATCAATTTCTTCAACCGTCATAACTACCACCTACTTTTTAGGTGTTTCTTCTTTAGTTTCTTCCTTTTTAGTTGTTGCTTTTGTTGTCTTAGTTTCTTTAACTTCAACATTATTATTTTCATTTAATTTCTTCAACTCATCTAATACTTTTAAAAGTAATACTGTCTGTAAATAACTATAACCTATTAAGTTATTATCTTTTGTATCAGAATGTATGTAATGATTTAAAGGTAGTCCAAATACATCTACACCTTCTAATAATTCTTTTAATCTATTATCCATATTTTAATCTCCTTTTAATTTAATATAGTAGAATAGTAAATTTGATACTATCCTACTATAAAGATATGTATTAAGAAATGATTAATTTCTATTTTATAAGAGCATTTAATACTGATTTATATTGTGCTTGTTTACGTTTAAGTATATCTAACCCTGCTTGTGTCATTAAACCATCAGTTTGTGGTCTATTTCCACAATCAAGCCATAAACCTTTATATCTACCAGTTAAATGCACGTCCATTTCCCCTACTTTAACTTTAACTTCTGCAAAATTAAATTCATTTACAGATTCCCAACCAAAGTTAGCACCTTCAATATCCATATAGATACCTTGATATGCTGGGTCAGGGTTTACTACTTTAGTAAATAATGCTCCAGTTTCTACTGTATCATATACTGCAAAGAAAATAAAGTCCTCTGGCATTATATTATCTGCTTCCACAAAATGAATACCATTTATTTTTACAGTAGGTATACCTTCTGATAAGAAATGGTCTTTTGTAGGTAAGTATTGATAAAATCCAGCCAATGTAGTAATAACATTACTAGAAGTAAATGCTACAATTTGTTTATTTCCATTGTCTGTATAATTATATAAATATCTTTTAACATCATCAATATCTTGTGGTGCAATACCTAATCTACCTGGTGTAGTAGATGGTGTTTTAATTGCTCTGTAATGGTTTCTTACAGCACTATTTTTTGTACCTGTTGTTGCATTTTCATCATAATTTGCCAACATTATTGGGTCAATCTCAACATCTCTTAACAATCCAAAGTTTTGTTCGTATGTTCCACCTTGATTAGCAACTGAAAATAAAGTTTTGTAGAAAAATGCTGGATAAATTATAGTAGTATATGTAGATAATACTAAATCCATTGCTTCTACAAATTTTGGGATTATAGAAATATGATTACGTTTCATAGTATTTACTTCCATTTGAGATGTATTCATAACTTTACTTTCTAAATCCAATACACCCATTTCCCATTGCATAATTTTATTTTTTACTGGTGTTGGGTCTGCATAAGTACTAGCCTTTTGGAAAATTGCTTGTGTACCTACACTAAATACTTCTTTGTAATAATCATTCGTATGTGTTCTTATTCTTGTCATTCTTGTTAATAAATTCAATATAGGTGTAGTTCCATTAATTGCTTCAGAATTATTGATTTTAGCCAAAACCCTGTCATAATGTAAACCTACTTCATAGAAATCAGTCATTTGAGAGTGAATATCTTTATCTCCTAACTGAATACTCCCTGTCGATGGCACTCCTGCTCCATCATTAAGTAATAAGTATATTAATCTTTTATCTTTCACTTTAAATCTCCTTTTAATTAGTTTTTAGATACTGGTGTATTATGTTTATTTACTTGTGATAAATCTATAATGATTGTATCTCTACTTGCTATATATCCAATAGGACTATTAAATTCAGTAGAAGATGGTTTTGTAAATGTTATTTTCCCTTGTTTACCTAAATAAACAGGTTTTCTTAAATCTTCTAATTCAAATGTAGGATATACTCTCTTACCATTTGTATCATAACCTTCTACAATCAAAGCATATACATCTATTGGAGGTAATGTTAAAATTTCTTCTTTCGCTGGTAAGAATTTCTTAAACTCTTTTAATCCTGCTAAATGTCTATTTCTACTACCTTTAAATGCCAACCCCATAGGAACTACATTTACATCTGTATTATCTGCTAAATGCCAAGTATTTCTATCTTCCCCTAAAGATTTACCTTGTTTAACTGTTAAAATTGTATATAAATCTACACCATCAGTATAACTATCATCAAGTGCATATTCTTCTGCTACTGCAAAATGAAGTCTTTTTAAATCCGACAACATTTCCTTAACACCAACTATTTTAGTTTCAGTAATCGCTGCTTTCACTATTTATTCTCCTTTTATTATATTTATTCCACTCTATATTAACTACTATAAACCATATTTAGATAAATCAACATCATCATAATTAGTTTGATTAGTTTTATGGTTTACAGGTATATCTGTTCTTGTACTTCCTGTAATTTTAGTAGCCTTTCTTATATTTTTATTAGTTTCGTAGGCTTCTTTCAAAGTTTCATCATCTACAAACTTTATAAACTCATCTAATTCATCTATTGAATTAAAACCTTTTTCTTTTCTCTTATCTAAAGTCTTTTTAAGGTAAGGTTTTTTTTCTTCAATTTCAGATATTTTATTTTTAATACCTTCCTGTGCTTTCATAGTATTAATTTCTTTTGTCTGTTCTTCTATTGTACTTTCGTATGTTTCAATCTTTAAGTTTAAATTTTCAATATCTTGTAACAATGCTTTCTCACGTTCTTCCGAACTCATATTTGCACGTTTTAAATCATTATATTCTTTAAATTCTTTTTGTGAAATTGTAATAGTTTTTTCTTTATTTTTTGTAGATTTTTTATTTGATGGTTTATTTTTATCATCTTTATCAATATCTTTTTCTTCTTTAATATTTTTTTCATCTTCTTTTAAACCATCTTTATTCTCATCTACATTACTATTATCATCTCCATCAATATCATTGTCATCATTTAACAATAAATAAATTAATCTTTTATCATTAATCATATCAAATACTATCCTTTCTTGTTACTTTGTTTCATTTTATTATCTACTTTTGTACTATCATCTGTATCAACTTTAGAATTTTTTAATACATCATCTGTATTATCTTTCGTATTGTTTTCTGTATTTTTTTCAATAACACTATTCTCTAAAACTTCTTTTTGATTATCCATAATATCTTTAATTTGTTTCTCACTATAACCTTGTTCTTTCAAATAGTCTTTTAATGTAGATATACCTAAACTCATCTCTTGTGCCACAAGTAATAAATTATCATATATACTTGATGTAACAAGTATTTTAGGTATTTGTAAAAATACTTTCTCTTTTTTACTTTTCTTATTTAAATCTTTAAGTATTAATGCGAAAAATTCACTAAATGCTTTCTTAATTGAAGTCATATAGAATTTATTTTTAACTTCTTGCTTAGTTCTGAATTGTGCTATTGCCTTACTACTATCACTACTACTCATTTTTTCTTGTAAAGTAGGTGGTATTAATCCTACAATTCTATAAAGAAAATCTAAATACATTGTTAATTCTTTATTCAAACTTGATAAACTGTTTGTAATTTCAAATGATTTTACATTTGTTTCAGGCAAATTCTTACTAGAAAATTCTTTTAGCCTATCAGGTGTATCTATATGGATAAGTCCTCCAGCGTCCAATACAGATTTATCTAAATCTAATTCTCCATTAATTACAACATATCTAGGACTACCAGCATTTCTGTTTGAAGTTCTAACATCTGTTATAACTGTATTAGTATCTAAGTTAGGGTCTATGTAATCTACACTAGGTATTTTAGAAAACTCACTATCTTCTCTTTTTTCCTTACCTCTTATGTGTATAATTGGTAACATATCTCCCATTTCTTTAGTGTTATAAACTATATTCTTACTTTCAGCATTTGTAATATCTAAATTTGTAACATCTAAATATTCAACATAATATCCATTAGTAAATATTATTATATCTTCAACATCTTTTCTAATATATGTAGATTTCTCTAAATCCAAAGCCTTTACAATTCTTTTATTTCTATAAATATATTTTATATCATCTTTATCTACAATAATATCAATCATATTTTCTGATTTTAATTTTGTAAATTTATGTTTCTTTTCTGTACTGTCATAATATATCTGATAAAAACTATCCCCTTTTAATTCAAGTTCCTTAACTATATCAATACTTGTCTGTACCCAGTCTAAATTTTCAAGCTCTTCCTTTAAGTATTTTATTTCTTTATCATTTAAGTCTTGTCTAGGGTCAAAATTTTCCATTACAGGACATTGCATAGCAATATCTTCTACTAACATATTTATAAAATTAAAATATATTAGATTTTTTTGGTAGTAATCTTTGTAATCTAAATTACAATTTTCATCTATTGCCTTTTTACTTATTTTATAATTTAACCAATGAGTAAAAGCCCTACCTTCTGTTAAATCTCTTAACACATTAATCTCAACATCTCTTTCAAATGTATCAAATAAAGTGTTGTTGTAAATACCTCTTATCCAGTTCAATGTATTAAAATTTGTAAAATTAATTTTCCTATATTGTTTATTATCTCTATTTAATCTCACAAAAAAGTTTTCTTCTAAATATCTACTACTTATATTAAACACCTCCTTTACTTAGGGTATTAAATCTAAGTAAATTCTAATTTTCTCATTTCTATCTTTTTTATGTTCTTTATAATTTACTCTATTTCTTACTTTAAATTTATTTGCTCTCCATTCATAATTTGTACCATCTTTAAACCATTCTCCATTCTGTATTGCTAAATCAAGATACTGTAAACAGTAATGTAACATAGCAACACTATTACAATGGTCATCAGTATTACCTTTTGTCTGCATATCATTCTTACTATGGTATGCTTCATAGGTATATCCTGTACTTGTTTCTTTTTTAACTAAAGTCTGCATTTCTTCAAAAAGTTTTTCAGTTTCCCAGCAAGTCTTTATTAATGGAAATTTAGTAAAGCCATTATACAAACTGTCTTCCCAAGTACTGAATAAAACTTGTTTTGTTTTATTTGTATAACTTAAAGGGATTAACATAGTTTGTATTCCCCTATCATTCATAGTTTGTCTTAATAATTGTACGAAGTGTAATTGTTGTGATGTAGCGTCTATCATACAAACGTCAATCATTTCTTCCTCTAAAATATCACATATTTTATTTACCTTGAATGACGGTGTCATTAAATCATTACTTTTATTTTTATTCAAAGTTGTAATTCTTCTTACTGTACTTCTATACATACCATACATATCTTGCCAAGCTGTACCACGACTTATTACAAAATAATCTCCTGTACTTGTCGCACTAATATCTATACCAGCAACTCTGTATGTATCATAACCATCCTCATCATAAAAATTACTTGTAGTAAGTTTAAACATATCGTGCTGTTTAATTATTTCCTTAGTTAAAAACATACCATCAGTTCTACTAAACTCTAAATAGTAGTTCATTCTGTTAGTAATTGAGTAATGTCCTCCAGTAACTGCTATCTCACTTAAACAAGCCTCTTTCATAATTTCTGCTTGACTTGGGTTTACTTTCTTAGCCAAAGAGTAACACATTTTCCAATCATAAAAATAACAATCAATTTTTGAATTTTCATTATACCTTGCTTCAAACTTCTTCTGTAAAAGTGAATTAGGACTTGTACTTGGTACTCCTATAAATACTTGTGTACCCCTTGTACTGTTTGAAAATGGAGAAATTGAATTATCAAATAAATCATTATCACATTTTCCACTTTCATCTATTACTGTTAAATGTGAAGTCAAACTATCTTGTGCTGTACCTAATGTTATAAAAAAACATTCAGAATAAGGTAGATATTGTCCGTCCACCCTAGCACTTATTTCTAATCTGTTAGAATTATTTATAAGTTTTGTATTTTTACCATCTAAAGCACTTACCAACTCAATATCATTATAAAGTTCATTATAAACTTCTATTGCTATTTTAAAGTAAGGCAATACTTCTTTTCTTAATTTTTCTATTGTATCATTCTTATAACTTCCTAAAATACTTGTAAATCTTTCGTGCATAAAGTCTACATATTGTCTTGCAAATACAGTTATAAAAGGTAGCCATACTTTTATTGCTTCTGATTTACCTGTCTGTCTAGCCTGTGTTGGTATTATTCTTCTACCTTTTTTAGAAAATACACTATCAATAACAATAAGACTAATACTCCATTGGTATGGAAATAACTCACGATACTTATATTTTTTCCTAACCACATCATAATATTGTCTAGCCCTTATTACATACTCAATAAATGTTTGAAAATACTCAATGTTTTCTATACTTTCAAAATTTCCTGTTTCTGTATCGTAATTTATACCAACAGGGATTGTACCTTTTTCTGTTTTAGCAAATACAATATTTGATATAGGGTCTACATAAATTTCATAATCTTTTATTCCCATTTTTTCACTTCCTCATCTATTTCAATAACAGATGTCTTTACACCCAAATCTTTAAAAGTATTTATATTCATAACATTATTTACTTGTTTCTTTATTTCAACAGAAATATTATTTGAATTTTCTTTATTGTTATTAGTTAATGAAGTTCCTTCTTTATATGTATCTACTGTTTTTAATCTCATATTTAAGAAATCTTTTTTCCTTGATAATAAATCACTATATATTTTCCAATCATCTTTATCAAGTATTTTTTGTTTTGAAAATTCCATAATCTGGTTATCTAAAGTACTAAGTGTAAAATCAATACTATCTTTTAGTATATCTTGCTCACTTAAAAACTTAATTAAATCATTCTCTCTAAAATATTCAACTTCTTTTTTATAATATTCAATTAATTCAATATCTAATTTATCAATGTTTTTAACAATCTCCTCTATTTCTTCAACAGATACTCCATATATTTTTCCTACATCTCTATATATAGATAAAGATGATTTATTTCTTGCATAGTTCTTTAATATAATTTTCTTAATATCATCATCTAATAATTCTACTTTTACTACTGCTTTTGTTTCGTTATATTCTTTTTCAATTTCAGTTAGTCTTTCTCTAAGTAAAGCATTGTCTTGCTCCAAGTTAGATTTCTCAATCATTAAATCCGACAACTTTTCTTGAAGTTCCATAACAAATTTTTCTTCTTGCTTAGTCATTTATTACCTCTTTTTATTTTTAGGTATAGTTTAATACTAAAAAAGTTTTTAATGAACGTGTCGGCTCTCCTACAAGGTTATAAGATTAAATCTACAACACTTTCATCTCCACTTTTAACCATACTTTCTAATTTTTCTTCTAACCTATTAAATTCCTTTTCTGATATATACATATTCACAATAAATTTTAAATCCTTTAAACTTAAATCTTTGTATTTGTTTGTATTGAAATTTGGATTGTTTAATTTCAATAATGCTAATAATCTTTTATTTTCAGTCCAACCTAATACTGCTTTTATATCATATTCTTGTCTACCTTCTTTATTTAGTTTCTTTGAAGTCCAGTCATAGTAATTTACATCACTACCTATTCTTTTTGTAACATTCTTATGATAATCAAATATAAATCTATCAGTCATTATACCTAAAGGCTCTACATTCGCTAACCTTTTGTACCAACATTGGACTGTATTAAAACTTATTTTATCTTTTGTACTCTTTATTGCTTTTAAAAAATTTTCATCTTTACATAATTTAAATTTAGTAACTTTATTACCGTTATCATCTACGGAAAAGTCTAATAGTAATTTTTTTAAAGTTTCTCTAGGTACGTTAAAAACTTTACAAGTACTAATTCCTTTAGTTTTCTTCATAATTAATCATTCCTTTCAATCAATATGAGAGTTGTATTCAGTAGATTGCAACATAAAAATTTAAACTTTTAATCAATTATTTTACATAATGTTAGTTAAAGGTATTTATTTCAATACTTTAATTTAAACTCCCCTACTTGAGATTTATATATAGTTTATATTATTATTAATTAATTATATATAATATATAATAGTTATTATATATTAATCTAAA